AGAGCAATCGAGCAACGAAATTAAAATCCACAATGAATCTTCAAAATGTACACAGCTTCCTAGATATTACAGGCCAAATTACTGTCTTTCTAAATGATTTAAGAGAGAAGCTTATGATTTTATCAAATGTTATACAAACAAAATATAAGGATGGATCAGATGCTGTCTCTTCAGGTCTCAAAGCAATAATGAGCATGTCTTGTGTCATTGATGAGATAGTTGATATGAAAGCTACTTATTATCAAAGCACAATGTCTATAGATCAAAAGGAAATGGAAAAGAAAATATTTATCTTCATCGATAAATACAAAGAACTTGAGCTAATGAGACATGATCTCTTTGGAGTTTTGGCAAGCTCAAAATTACATTTTGCACCAAAACACAGGCATGATGTGGTAATGAAAGACTGCATCTTAAGCTATCTGGAATACTGCTCTGTGAAGCAGGATATCAGTAACAAGATAACAGATCTGGATAGTATAACCTCTCAGCTGGTGTTTCAGCACCAAACTCCAGACAACTATGTCATCTACAAAGAAACAACAGGGGAGAAAGCTTGTTTAATGATATATGACTGGAAAGTTTCTGTTGACACTATGACAGAAAACAAGACATCTGAAAATTATTACACAGGTATATGGAAAACATTCAAAGATATCAAAATTGATGGAGAACCATTTTTATCTAAATTCCCCATATTTGTCACCATAGTGGTACTTCAACCTATGAATTTCATGCCCATTGTAGCAACAACTTGCAGAGTTTTAGAAGAGATGAGAAATTCTCCTTACAGGACATTCGTTGACAGGAGAAATGCTGCATTGAGAACTAAACTGATCTCTTCCAGAGATCTGAGAGATTTAGGGGGTCATGATGGTTCTAAGCTTGTTGGATTTTATTCAGAATGCCAAGCATTTAAAAATCTTTTGATGTCTAACATAGGAGATTACATGAATAGAACAGATGAAGTGTTTTTCAGTAACTGGTCATTTGAATACAAGGATACTACTCTAAAAGACAATTTAATGAGCCAAGATGTTGTAGAGATCATAAAATCTTTACCTAATGATACTATAAAGAATGATTTGATGATTCATTTTATCTTCGGCAATTATGTCTTTTACTACAAGACTATGAGTGATCTGCATAGAAAGGATAAATTTGAGGGATACAAATCCAACTGCAAGTTACTCAAAGTCAAACCAAAGAAAACAGAGGAAGAACTTAAAGTGTATTTAGAAGACAATGAAGTATTATTCGAAAGTCTATACTCAAAACACATGGATAAGATAAAGACAGACATGATAATGAAGAAAAGCCAGGAAAAAGAGATTAAATCGATAGAAGAGTCCTTCAATATAAATGCAGAAAATTATCAAGCTGAATATCCAGGCTGTTTTACAAATGATCTTCAACAAACCAAAACCAATTTTTCTGTTTGCTGGTCTCCTTCTACTGAGAAACTACATGTCGGAGAAATGAATTTTAATAACAGCATTATTGAAAACTTCAGAAAATGCTTTGATGATGAAGAGACTCTCATACATAACAAAAGCTATGGAGGGAAGAATGGTCAAGGAGAGTTTTCTAACACATTGTTTAGGCTAGTGAAAGCATGCATAAAAAGCTTGAGCTGTGACACCACAGGACAGAGCAAAATTAGAGCTGAAGATGTTGTTGATATAAAAGATGGTAGTATCAAAATATCAAGAGAAAGTAAAGAAAAAAGTTGGAAAGAAATTGGAAACATTAAGACCAGAAATGGGAATGAGTTTACAATTGGTGAAAAAGCCAATAAAGAAGTCAAATCAGACTTCTTCAAAGGTTTGACCATAATGAACATTGATATGGGGAAGAGAAAGAAAAATGATCATAAGTTAAAGCTTATGGAGAAGTTGAAAGAGTCCAGAGTGGCTAATGAAGAATCACAGATGAAAGAAGGTGAATACGATGTTTCATCTAACATGGAAGTTATAAACATGCCTTTGGGCTCAATCTCGCACAATAAAAAACTCATAAGACATGATAATCCAGACGTGAAATATTGGTGTAATTCAATGATACAAAGCATGTATGCATTACACGGGTTTGATACAAGAGGCAAAGAGTCAGGGAAAATTAATTCGGTTTATTCAGAATATTGTAATGATCCTGGGAAGGTTTTTTCTAAAGGGAAGTTAATTGAGACTGAAATGAACATTTCAAGAAACCTCCACAAAGTTTCTCAATCTCTGGCAGTGTATTCATACAGTGAAGATATGATGCAGATAGCAAAGGGTTTGATGGTGGCAGACAGATTCATGAGAAAAACAGATTTCAAAATCCTGACATGTGCCAACACCAGCATGATTTGCTTAGCATTTAAAGGAGATGGCTTAAACACAGGGAAATCTGGAGTCCCATACATAACGTTGCACAAAATTTCAGAACTACTCCAACCATATTTTGTTTCATTATATACAAAAGAGTTAGTGGTGTCTTTTAAATCTGGCGACCATTATGTCAATATTATGAGACCACAGCGACTAAACCAGGTTAGATTGCTTAGCCTTTTTAAAGCCCCTAGCAAAGTACCTATCTGTTTTTCACAGTACTGTCTTCTTAGCACAGAAGTTAAGAGATGGATTTCTAAAAAAACCATAGATTTGTTAGAATGTCCATCCAATCTGCTTCCCTTTTTGAAAAACATATTGTTTTCGTCTGTTGTGATAGGTACGGTAACAAAGTTAAGCAGAATGGGAATTTTTGATTTTATGAGGCATGCAGGGTTTCTCCCGCTGTCTGACTACTCAAATATAAAAGAGTATATAGCAGAAAAGTTTGATCCAGATATAACTAACGTTGTGGATTGCTATTTTGTCTCAGGCATAAAAAACCTTCTTTTGAAAATGGAAGGTATAAACTTGAGTAACAGCATAAAACCGCTGACCATAGACCAGGAAAATGACATGTCTGGAGGTATAAATGATCTAAATATTATCTGCCCTATAACAGGATCAACCCTAAGAACCATCGAGTGTTTGTACAATAATGTGTATTTGGCTATATACATGATGCCAAAATCTCTCCACACTCACATACACAATTTAACATCATTGCTGAACGTCCCTGCAGAATGGGAAGTTAAATTCCGAACCAAAATGGGCTTTGGGCTAGATGAGGAGATTGTGCCAAAGAAGGAGATGTTCAATGATTCTGGTCCCTTTTCAATTGATGGATCCCTAAACGTGAAAACTCTTTTTGATTATTATCTAAAAACTGTAGACAATGTGAGCTCAACACGGTCTAACATCGAATCTAAAGAAGATTTCCTCTCTACCCCATATAAAATCAAAACTTTGACATCTTCTAAAAAGTGTTCTAAAGCTGAAATAATAAAAAACTCTGAAATAAAGCAATGCTTATCTAACTGTTTAGGCAGAGATCCAGAAAAAATTAATGGGAAAGATGAACACATCCTGAAGGGAGTCTTAAAATGCTTTGTAGAAGACAAAGATGCTCTCAGAAACTTCATGACACTAGAAGATTTGGATGAATCTGAATATTTCCATTATTTCACTATGCTCACATCCGGAGAAAATAAAACATTGATAAAAACTAGTTATGACAAGTTTTACAGTAACAGCCACCCTACAACAGTGGAAACATTTATTAAAGTTAGATATGGTCACATGTCTACAACTACAGTGCTCAAATCAAAAAAGGTAAGTGAAGAACTTTATGACTTGATAAAAGAATACAATAAGATCACTAATCTAGATCTAGATGCATTAGAAAATTTGGGTAGAGGTTTGTCAGGCAGTAAAATGACTTTTATGCAATTGCTGGAATTTGTCCTTCTTAAGACCAGGACAAATGCCGGGAACACAGACTTTTTAGTCTCTGTTTTTGAAAAAATGCAGAGAACCAAGATGGATAGGGAAATCTATCTAATGAGCATGAAAACCAAAATGATGTTATATTTCATAGAACATACATACAAACATGTAGCGCAATCTGATCCTTCTGAGGCCATATCTATATCTGGTGATTATAAAATAAAAACACTTGCTTCGTTGTCTTATGACACGATAACCAACTATAACACAGCTTTGCAAAAGGGCTTAGAATGCAAGATGGCTTTTCTTTCTGCTGACCAGTCTAAATGGTCTGCCTCTGATTTAACATACAAATATATTCTGGCAGTCTTAATGAATCCAGTGCTCACAACAGGAGAGATCAACATGATGTGTGAATGCATACTAATGTATGTTAAATTAAAAAGAGTCTGCATACCCACAGATGTCTTCCTCAACCTAAAAAGAGGGCAAGCCACATATGGCTCCTATGGAACTGCTATTTCGTCTTTAACAAACAATTTAGAAACAAATACTTTCCCTGTGTCTATGAACTGGCTCCAAGGAAACTTAAATTATCTATCTTCAGTCTACCATTCATGTGCTATGCTGGGTTATGAAAAAGCATTGAAAACTAATCAAGATTTTGAGTTCACAGTGAGATGGATGGTTCATTCAGATGACAATGCAACTTCTGTTGTAGTTAAAGGAGATATGGAAAGGTTTTTATCGAAGTTTAACTGCTCTAACTTATCTGAATTCCTGTTTAGAAGCATCCAGTCTCATTTTAAGAGCTACTGTATAACTTTAAATCCTAAAAAGAGCTATGCATCTGAATCTGAAGTGGAGTTCATATCTGAGAGAATAATAAATGGTGCTGTTATACCTCTGTACTGCAGGAATTTAGCTAATTGTTGCACTGAGTCATCGCACAATAGCTATTTTGACGATTTGATGTCATTATCTATACACATTACTATGTTGTTGAGAAAGGGTTGTCCGAATGAACTTATAACATTTGCATATTCAGCCATACAATGCCAAGCACTTAGTATCTATTCAATGCTTCCTGGAGAAGAGAATGATATCGTTTCAATAGGGAAAGAGGTGGGATTCCCTTTGACAAAGGAAGAAATACCTACATGTGCTGGAGGGTGGATGAGAGCACCAGTGGAAATGTTATCTATTTTAGGTCCTTCTTCCAATGATCAATATATTTATTACAAAATATTACTAGAGTTTTTCAAACAGAAAGATTTTTCATCACTCAAAGCTCAAGTGAATAGCTTGGGTTATGTGCCATTGAGAATCAATGAGCTGAACAAGAGAATAGCAAGAGATGCACTCACCAAAGAAGATGTCAAGATGATTTGCATGGTAAACCTATTTAAGACTAGCTTAATGTCTGAAGACAGTGATAGTTTAAGCATAGGGATGAAGTTCCAAACAATGATGACTCAGATAATAAAGCTACCTAGTTATGTCAGTGAGAGTTCATTGATGAAGAATTCTAGCTTCCAAGATTTTTGCAAACTATTCCCCAATCTAAAGAAGAATTCGGATTTACTAAAGTCCTTAAAAAAGAACCAGATTGACGAAGATGGCATTGACGATTTGGCTGAAGACGATTCAATGCTTTCAAGAATCCAGATGGAAGAATTGTATAAACATATGTCAAAACACCCTGAAGCCCTTTTGATTGCTCCTATGAATGACAAAGATTATATACTCACTAACCTTTACATGTATAGTAGCATAAGCAAAAGGAACCAGATGTCTAATCAGTCTACAGAAAAGTTGGCATTGGATAGAATACTAAGATCTAAAGCAAAAACTTTTGTTGATCCTAACTCTAAACAGATGATGACCTACAAAGAGAACATGCTATCAAAATTGAAAGAAATTATGGACAAGTCTGCCAATGATTACAAAATTATTTCTACCATATCTGATATGATGGTAAAGGACATGAATTTTGAGATGATAATATCTTTGATGGAAAATTCAGTTGCAAATGCATCAATTCCTAAAGCAAATTACAACTTCAGATGGTTCGTCACAGAAAAAGTGCCTAGTATAATAGAGGGATCGCCTGGATTGATTGTAATGTCCGCAATATATGGAATGGAATATCTAGTGGAACTGGGATTGAAAAGATTACCTTTAACAGAAAACTCGATCTGTATTTTACACGATGTGTTCGGTAATAGAAAAACGTTTGATGATGTAAAGAACTATTTGACATCTAAGAATTCAGAGATGAAAACAGAAGAATTCATTCTAGCTGATGATTTAAAAAGAGGGGTTTTGTCTTTAAATTATATGATACAATCTCAAAACAAGCTGCTGTCTCTGAACACTTGTTTCTCCAGAAAGAATTTCCCATTTTATTCAAAATACAACCTCGGGAAAACTTTTATCACAAATACTCTAGCATTGTGGAGCACAATATACAGTAGAACTACAAATATAAACTTCTATACAAATTTAAATTTTGTTATTGACAGGAATTCAAGAATGATAGTATCTTTGCAAAGAGACATGAGTTTAGAAAAATTGCTTGACTGCTGTGCATATGTTTCTGACAGAGTACAAAGTTTGTTCCCTGACATGGAGATTGAAGACATCAGAAATATCTTATCCAAACTCAATTTCAATTCTATTAATTTGCTTCAGAAAGCCACATCAGAGCTTAAATCTGTTAAAAGAGCTATATCTCAAATAAAAACTGCAAGCCATGTGACTCTGTCTTACAGACCACAGCTTATGGCTATGAGCAAGTATGCAGCATGGTTGTACAACTTTGGTTATATCAATGAAAGAGAATTTAAATTTGTGATTGAACAAGTTAGACAAAGTGAAGTAAACTACATTAAAACTGACGAACAGGATACCCGAGGGTTCTATGTCTCTGGTATCTCATACAAAATAGGGATCAAGACTTTACACAATTATGCTCAGTTGGAAATGACAAACAGAGATATAGCAATTCATTTGAATTCACCATATGAATTTATCAGAGAAGAAGATAATAGAATGTGGGACACACATGTAAAATCTGTTTACAAGCTTTTACAGAAGCTTCTGATCGATAAACAGAGTGTTTTAAAGACTTTTTTGAACATGAAAGTTGATGTGATGCCGAATGAGTTTTGCATACACGAAAGCTCTCAAAAGAATTTGTTGATATATATAAATGAGACTAATAGAGTAGTCACATTAGACAAGGTTAAATTCAAAGGAAAGGTAAAATACAATTTTTCCAACAATTTCACATGGTCTCTCATGGAGAACAATTATAATTACATGCTAAGAAAAGCAGAAACTGGAGAGTGTTTTTCAGAGTTGTATAAAACAATAGATAGTGGAAGCAACTTGATAGAAAATATATTGAAGAATCTTAAGTCTAGCCTAATTTTCAATTCAGAAATGGAGAACATGCTCTCGAAAGCCGTTGAAGGAATAGAAGATGAGGAAAACAAAGATATTTTTGTAGATTCTCTCAAACAAATTTACGATATAGCTTACAAAGGGCTGAAAGAGTGCAAATCTTCAGAAGAATTTGAGACATATCTGAAAGAAAATGAATTTGAGAATTTAGTAGAAATGCAGAAAGAAATGCTGGAAGTGATCTGCCAAGACCTTTCTGACACAGATTCCAGGATCCAATCAGTGGTAGACAAACTGAGAGTGTGGTCGAACAATCTGTCAAATTTTGGAGATCTATGTGTGATGCTGAAATTTTCTATGGTAAATGATTCAAAAGGGATTAGAACTTACAAAGCAAATGGCATTGATTTCCATTCTCTTTCTGCTAGCGAGTCTATAATATGTTCTGACTATGATGTATTTGAAATGTTAAAACTTATAAAAGCTTGTGAAGCCTGTCACACCAGCAATTCTACCTTGAACTTAATAGCTTTTAGAGATATCAAAAACAATAAATATGTTAATCCATACAGAAGGAGGTTTGGAGGGAGTGTGTACTTTTATTACCCATTGAAGCTCAATAATGATGTCATGTCAAAATTTTATGAACACAAGACAATTTCATTGAGTGATGTAGAGATAACAGAATCTGTAAGAGATATTCTGAAACAGAACGGCTTCACAGTAACTGGCTCGAATGTTAAATTGGAATCAGACATGTTAGAGCTTAACCCTGTTTTGGTCACAGATGAGCATAGCACCTTTGATACTGTCTCAAGGCAAATGAGATTGACAAAAAAGAAAAGTTCATATCTAGTGCCAGCCAACACTCTCCTACTTGGGGAGTTGATGAAATTCCTAATGCTATGTATAAAAGGGAATGAATACGATGTCCAAAAAATGCTCAGTGCCCATTTTGATTTCACAATAGAAAGGGATGATAGAATGGACAGTTTAATAAAATCTATAATGACACTGCGTGCTAGTGGGTATGTTCAAAGATACTTCACTAATACCAAAGAAGAGGAAATACTCTTAGGAGCAGCTGCAAGCTTAGAAAACTTCATGATATTATCAACACCATGTGGAGAGTTTTCAGAACCCTTTGATGTGCAAAAACTAATAAAGAACTCTTTGTCCGAGAAAAACAAAGACAAGAAGTTGAAAATACTTCTTAGGATAAGGTCATACATATCATCTAAATTAGATTATCTAAATGATCAGTGTATATACAAAAACACAACAAGTCTAGAGATAAGTGATTTAATATTTAGTTCTATAAATCATATAGATAGAGAAATTTCAGAACTAAGGTCTTTTGACAAAACTGTTTATCATGATGAATTCAATGAATATCTCAAGGATACTGAAGAAGCAAATTCTGATTAGAGCTTATGGCAATAGTAATAGTATTACATTGTTAACATAGTTATAGACTAATGACAGACCTGGAAAATATAAAAGAATAGTACATTTATAAAGTTGATAAGTTGCTTGAAGATGAAAGTCAATAAGCAACAAAACAGTGGAGAAGCCTAAATTAGTATTTCTGAAGACATTTTTCATGATTCAGCATAGCTGAAGAAGTTATAATTTGTTGCTCGATTGCTCT